TCGGGGTATCGGGCTTCTCCTTCTTGAGACGCTCAATTATATCAGCTGGATGGCTGAGAGGTGCTTCATCTGGTTTAGTATAAAACCTAGAGTTCTCATCACCTGGTTTGAGGAAACTCTTAGATTCCATCATATCCCTCTTGCGATCGTTGAACATACGAGTAGCCTCAGCCTGGTTATCCTTGTAACCAATCATAATCTCTTCAAGCTTTTCATTGGTATAGTGTACATCCTCAATCTTTGAGGGATCGGGTGGAATGAGGAGCCATTTGTACATATCAACAACGTAGATGTCAAAGGTAGAATCCTCCTTTTGGAGACGCTTCGCGTGGTTAGCAGCCTCATCACGAGTAGCAAAAGCCCCACGAATCTTAATACCAAACTTATCATTCTTTTGGGGAGCCTCTGGACCTACAACAGATAGACACGCATAGAGTTGACCGGGGACAGTAGTGTAATCTTGTTCAAGAGACATCTTATATACTGTTCACTCTCTAAAACTTTAAGCCAACTTAAAAGGGATATACTAGTACATGATAATGAGAACATTTTGGGATAAACAACCAGTTCCCCAAGAAGGTATCAAATATGAAAATGGACAGGAAATTGATAAGGAGAGGGAGGTCGCGACGGAGTCGCAAAAGCTTCCCAATGGATTTTCATGGAAAGTATGTTCAGTTGAAGAAGCACACCCATTGTTGAATGAACAGTATATATCCAGTGATTCATCTAAAATTAAGTATTCACTTGAAACTTTAAAGTGGGCAGCTGAGTCACCTGGTTATGAGAATAGGGGAATTATTCGTGATGAAACCCAAGAACTTATCGGATTCATATCAAGTGTTCCAAATAAAATACGAGTGTGTGAGGACATACTAAGCATGGTTCAAATTAATTTCATGTGTGTCCATGATGATTTTAGAACTATGGGTTTTGCACCAATTCTGATTAGTGAGATGAAACGAATTGCAAACACAAAAGGTATCTGGCAGGCTGTATTTACCGCAGTTACTAAAATCCCAACACCCATAGTGAAATCAAGATATTGGCATCGTATACTCAATGTAAAAAAACTCTCAGATATTGGATTTTACAAAGTTACAAATAAAACTAAACAAAAGTATCTTGAAGTTCATGGTACTTCACAATTTAGGAAAATGCATAAAGGTGACATCCCGAAGGTCACAAATATATTACAAAATCACTTCAAAAAATTCAAGGTTGCTCCAGTCATTGATAAAGAATGGGTGAAACACTGGATACTTCCAGCCAATTCCTATATAAATGATTCAGATGATACGTTCATTTCATTCTATGATATACCAAATGAGCGGAAAGATGGTACATCTACTATTTATCAGGTATATTCATTCTATATAGTTGGGGACGTATACAACGATGCATTCTTAATTGCTAAAAACTTGGGTTACGATATGTTTACTACTTTAGACATTGGTCAATCTATACCAAATCTAGAGAAGCAGAAGTTTCTTTTGGGAAGTTCTAGTATTCATTACTACTTGTTTAATTGGTTACCATCCTCTACAATTTCTTTAGAAGATGTGCAGGTCAAATTACCTTGATCTTCAAGTCTTTGCTTAATAAGTTCTACATATTCTTCATTAATCTCAACACCAATAAATGGTAGACCAAGCTTCTTGGCGGCTACACATTCACTCCCAGACCCCGCGAATGGAATAAGTACAAACCCCTTCTCCGGTTCTTGTTTACATGACTTCAAGAGTTTCTCACAAAGTTCTAGGGGTTTTTGGGTTGGATGATCTACTCTCTCACCCTTCCCAGAAGTACCTGCGAGGGTTGAGATTTTAATAACATCCCTAGGGAGTGCACCACCTGGATGCGCTGTATATGTAGTCGTATTTTCACCATTTGAAAACCTACCCTTTGTGGCTGGTCTCTTCCTACCCGCCGCACCCTTTACGAAGCCATCTGTGTAGGGCTCCCTCACATCATCTCTGTGAAATACTTTATCTCCTTTCCAAAGTACGAGGATACTCTCATGGGATCTCTGCCAGAAATTAAGTTTAGGAACCGTCTTATTTGTATAGTGCCAAACAAGCCATCTCCTATTCACATTTTGGGGAATACGAGCTAAAATGAGCGCCAAAATCTCACTAAATCCATAGATGAACATTGTTCCATCCTTCTTCAAAACTCGGAGGCACCCCTCAATCCATTCATCACACCATGGAAGATATTCATCCATCGGTTGTTTATCACTATTGTTTCCAAAGTCTTTCCCAATATTATACGGAGGATCAGCGATAACAATTTGAGCACTTTCGTCATCTAGAGTCCTAAGTACTTTCAAAATATCATCATTTATAATCTTCTCCATTGTGAATCAGTCGTGTTAAAGTTTTAAGTGTATTTTGAAATATGGAAGAATCACATGTCAATGTTACTATTATGATCAGTTCACTCTCACGTATTCATATATTTCTTAACGTTATAGTAGGTATGAGTATATTGCCAAAATTTGTGGCATCAAGACAAAATATTATTACCAAAAATCCTTCTCAGATTCAAAAGTATATTAACAAGGGAAGTACTCCCGAAATTATGCATTTTATTCTAAAAGGTAGTGGTAAGGGACCCGAATGTGAGCATTATGCTAAGTATTGTTTCCCGTCACTTGGTTTAAGACTTCAAGATGATACTAACAAATCGGGGTATGATCATATTCATATACCCTCGAAGCTGAGAGTTGAACAAAAGACTGCGGGAAATTGGGATGTTGAAGATAATTCATGGACATGGCAACATATAGAACCTAAACATAATTGGCATTTTTTATTATTGTGTGGTATTGGTTATCATGAAATACATTGGTTCTTTTTGGATCGTACAAAGTTTAACGAATTATGTGATAAAAACATAATTAAAAGGCAAGGTGATGCTGACAGAAACTCATATCAGGGTTGGTGGTTTAATTACACGAATGCGAAAGATGATTTAATTGAAATAACATCTAATGAGCATTTAGACCTCCTAAGTAAAAGAATTGCACCCTTAAAAATATAAGATGGAGGAAATCCGAAAAAACCACAACAACGCGAAGAGGGATCTGATCCAATCTGTTACTAGAGATGGAGATCAGATCCTAGATGTTGGTTGTGGTTTTGGGGGGGATCTACAGAAGTGGCACAAGTGTGGAGCAAATATGAGTATGTGTGATCCAGAACCAGAAGCCCTCGTGGAGGCCAAGTCACGCGCTAAAAATATGCATATGAGGGTGAACTTTTACGAGGGTGACATTCACAATTGTCCAAATAGGAAGTATGATATCCTCTGCTACAACTTTTCACTTCATTATATTTTTGAAACGAGGGAAAAGTTTTTCACTTCAATCAGGGAAATCAAGAAGAGAATGAAACCTGGTGCACGTCTCATTGGGATTATCCCAGATTCTGAAAAGATTATATTTAGAACACCTCTCAAAGATGACATGGGTAATTTTTTCTTGATGAAAGACCATGGTAATGGAGGTTTTGGTGAAAAGTTATTTGTAAACTTGGTAGACACACCTTTCTATGCAGATGGACCGCGTTCAGAACCCGTGGCGTACAAAGACTTACTCGTGACACACTTAGAAGAGATGGGATTTAAATTAGAGTTGTGGGAGGGTTTGACAGATAACCCAATTTCAGAACTGTATAGTAAATTTATATTTGTATATAAAAGATGATCGCATTCATTATATTAATTCTTATAAACGTGTATATACTTGCTACAACCAGAGAACCACGTGAACTCGTGGAGGTCAAAGAGAAATATCAAATTCTCAGGCAGCATTTCACCGACACAGATCACCCCAAGTTTAATATGTTACAGAGACCAGTTCCTCTCACGGGAATGAAATCAATGAATGGTGCGGTTGGTTATAATACTAATAAAGGACAGGAGATTGTCATATGCCTAGATGGTGAGGTAAATGAAATCTTCCATGTCCTCATACATGAATTGGCTCACTGTACAGTTGATGAGTATTCCCATTCAGATGAGTATTGGAATAATTACATAGAACTTCGGGATATATGTGTGAACCTCGGTATATATGAAAAGATACCAGAAGTGAAAAAGTTCTGTGGTTCACACGTACAGGATAAATAATATTGGTACATAGCAAATGAAAACACCTCTAAATGTTCTGTTAGTGGCAATCGGGTACTGGGTTGCTATATATGGTGTTACTCAGATACCAAATGTGTTCACCAACTACTACGTTAACCTGATATGGTTGACTGTGGTTATTCCTAATGTATTCCACATGATGGTTGGACGTGTACCACAACTCGCGGTAGATCGTTCATTCTTTTTCGCCACCAGTGTAATCGCTTTAATTCTCACATACGTTTTTAACAAGTTGTTTAAGAAAACTAAGGAAGATCTGAAAGAATATGGAACTGACAAGGGCAAGACACTTAAAACGAATGCCTTGCTCATGGGGATGTTATCCATTGGAGCTTTAATTACCTATTCTTCAGGTATTGATAAATCAATCTATTCTAATATGGGTTGGGAATCCAATGTTTAATGCTTCACGACGTAGTCTTTCACAAAGTAAAAGACAATAGCCGCAACTATACCGGTAGACGCAAGACCAACCACACTTCTACTCCCTTGTTCGTTAAGGAACTTGGGAATAGAGGTCACCAGCTTATCTTGAACAGGCTTGGACACCGCGAGGGCAGTGGCAGCACCCGCGACGAGGGCAATCATCTGATCGTCAGTGAGGTTGAGAGGGTTCTTACTCTCAGGCGCCGCCTGCTGCGCTTGGGGAGCGGCATACCCACCCTGAGGATTAGGGGCAGTCATTTGTGGCATCATTCCTTGCATCCTGGGCTCTTCCGCCATCATTGGGGCATCCATCATAATATCGTTAATAGGAGTAGAGTCCATCGTCTGTTTATTTGTATGTACATTTTTTTCAGGTTGTGAAAACGCTTCACGGTTTGGTGGTGGAGGTGCAAAAGTAGTTGATGGGTTATCGTGTAATGGTACCATCCCATCACCATTGTCAGTGAGATTAAGTGTATTTATATCAGAAGACATCTGATATACTATCATGTTTTTGATATAGTTAAGTAACGCAATAACCTAAGTTACACACATAATTGTAAAAAAGTATGTCGCATTTACAAAATATTCATCTAGGGTCGGCTATTGCTTCTGGTGTGTGCAAAGATTCTGAGTACACGTTAAATTATATCCTGGACGATTTTAAACGTTTTTGTTCCGACTATATCAAACAACTTGGTGTAAATGCCACGTTTCATTGGCAGAAAAGTATCAAGGTTTCTGAATTGATTGAAGGATATGGTAATAACAAGTGTTTCATGAGTCCGGATGGTGGTATCTTTTTTATTGTCATCGATAACAAGAAATATTGTTTCCTGATCGTAGAGGACAAATACCAAGGTACAAATGATCTAAGACTCTCAAAGACCATGAAAAAACAAGGTTTAGGTAATGCGATTGAGAGAGTATTCAAAAATCTGAATGCATCATGGCATCTATTCAAAGACTTACCAATTTCACCTTATTTGGTGTTTGCTGCGGGTTGCGACTTCCATAGTAGTGAAAGTATAATTCACAGAATCGGTCCACTCTCAAACTTTGGAAGAAAACCATTAGTTTGGGAAATGAATAAAGATTCAAGTTTTGACGTATCAGATATATTGTCAAAAATAGATATAAGAAAGGATGTCAACAGGGAGTTTGCAACTTTTTGTGTTAAGACCCATAAGTATGATGAATTCCCCCACAAAAGTTCTATATGGGAAGCAAGTGAACGCTTTGAAATTATGAAACATGTTGCACAGGAGTCGCTTAAGGGAGTTATCCTCTATCACAGTAGATATGAACAATTATGTTCACCAACCTATGATAACATACATAGGTAATAAGAGGAAGTTAGTAGATACTATAGAAGATGTAGTGAAGAGATTAAAACCTGAAACATTTGTGGATGCATTTTCTGGATCTGGTGTAGTATCAAGGATGTTTCTCACACACTGTAAAAAGTTATATGTAAATGATCTTGAGAGATATTGTGAAGTTTTATCCCAATGTTTTTTGAAAACACCATCTTGGTGTGATCAGGAAGATATTACTGAACATATTAATTGTATGAATACATTACCTGCTAAAAATGGACTTATCACCGACCTATATTCACCAAATGATTCATGTGAGAGGTGCTTTTATACACCAGAAAATGCTCACAGAATTGACGCTATGATTGACTACATTGAAAAAAATGTACCTGAAAATCTAAAACCTTATTGTCTAGGGCCGCTTATAGTGAAAGCGAGTATTCATACGAATACATCTGGGGTATTCAAGGGTTTTCATAAAGGTGGGTGGGGTGGGAAGGGTGGACACGCTGTAGACAGAATTACTAAACGAATTGAAGTTCAACACCCAATATGGCTTGAACCCGCTAGAGAAGTTGAAGTACATCGTAAAGATGCATGTGACTTTTTGAGGGAATTACCAAAGGTAGATCTCATTTACCTGGATCCACCGTATAATCAACACCCTTATGGTTCAAATTATTTCATGTTAAATCTCATTTGTACAAATGAAAGACCTCATACAGTTTCAAAAGTATCAGGTATCCCAGTGGATTGGAACAAAAGTCAGTATAATTACAAAAAGCAAATTAGAGAGGCTATGGAACTTACCTTAAAATTGGCTACTGAAAAAGCTAAACATACCTTGGTGTCTTATAATAATGAGGGGTTTATTAAACCCGATGAATGGGATGAAATTCT